GATCCATCCGTTGGATAATGTTGGGTCTTGGAACGATATTATTTCACCTATTCCAAGTTGTTGAATCATGCCGGCTTTAGCAACAACAACAAGAACTTGATCTTCAAATGGTTGGCTTGGTAAGGGTAAAGAAGGGTTTACTGTTGTTTTTATTTTGTTAACACCACTATTTGGTGTATTAGAAGTGTTGCTATAAAAATACTTGTCCCTTGTATTAAATTCATTCAATTTTTGTGGATACGTTTCTTGTGTTGGATAAGCAAACCATCTTTCATCAGGTCCAGCGGTTTTATCGGCAGCAAACAAGAATGGTTGTGGTGCATGTAATTTATATTTGTTTGTTGAATCTATTAGGTCATAACCTGAAAATATTCTTTGATAATCTAAAAGAGCTTGTGACAAAACATCAGATGTTATTTCTTGAGCTGTGACTCTGTTGATTAAAGACTTATATTGTAAACTACCACCACAATAAAATTTACCTTTATTATTTTGATCAATATCATCGTTAGGGTCGTTCTGAAGGTAGTTTGGGTGTTCAGCCAAGGAATAGGTTGCTGGTGAACTCAACGGGGCTAAAAAAGTATTATCTGTTGTTGTTTGAGCGGGACTACCGGCTTGTGTTTGTTGATTGTTGTATTCATTATTTATTTGTTGAGTGACGGAACTGATATCAAAATCATCATCAAGTTCGGCGTTATTACACGCACAATCACAAGCGTTACATTCTGGATAAGATATCATTGGTAATCCGATTCTTGGAAATCCTTTCAATCTTATTATGAATACTATTACAAACGCAAAGAAAACCAAATACAACGCTAACTTAAAAACGGCCTGTAATATTTGCCAAGCAGCTCTAAGAATTGCACCTATATTCACTATTGGTCCACCAGGAATTGCCGCAGCGGCAGTTTCAAGTGCTGAATTTATTGCGTCTATAGTTTCACGAACTTGGATATAGAGAAAATATATACACAGAATAACTAAAACCCACTTAATAACAGGCCATATCCAAGCTACAAAGTGAGCAACAAAAAGTAGAACAAGTATTGGAAATGTGAGTATGTTTAACAATAACATCCCCAAGAAATAAATAAAATCAAACTTTTGTACTGCATCATTGACTGGAAATGGATTACTTGTTGATATACATTCTCTGTCGTCAATTTCTTTAATACCTAAATGTCTTGCTTTCCAAATACCATTTTTGTATCTATCCAAAAACATTGCCGTAGTGTAAACTTTATTATAGTTAAATTCATAAAATCTATCTTCACAATTAATTGCTTCTTGAATCATAGATGAATCACCATAATCGTCCCAATCCAAACTAAAAGCATAAGACCTTAAAGAGTCATAAGTTGCCTGATCATAAAACGTGAATTGGAAATCTTGTGTTTGGGTTGTGTCAACCGCAGTAGAATTTATCCCTATCACTGAACCTGGTGAGTTTATAGGAATTGATGTTAAACTACCTGTGTAAGGAACACCGTTTATTGTTACCGATACGTCACCTGTATTAACAAAAGATTGAAGAATAAGTCCCCCTGTTTGTGCTGGTAAAACTAATGCGGATGGTTGACTTGTCGTTGTACCCGGTATTGATACAGAGTAATTCAAAGGTACACCCAAAGTTGGGTCTGCGTTAGGTGTTGTTGATGCCCAACCATATTCTTTGATGTTCGGAACTAAAAAATTAGCTCTTAAGACATCGCTTTGAGCTCCTCCATCATTTTGCCAACTAATTTTAAATCTATATTTTCCTTTAGTAGGTATACCAACTGTTGGGTCTAATGATATAACTTGATTACCAAATTCATCAGTAGTTATGTAATCCAAATTCATAGGTACTTTTAAAAGATAAGTTCCGTCCCCGTCTATAACTTTACCCCCTTGTTCAATTTGATATTCTTCCAAAATAGGATAACCATTACCATCAACAGCGATAGTTTGTCTGACTGCGGATATTCTTCCTTGTCCTGCCTTTAATGAACAAAAACTACCAGCAGCACTTGGTACTCTACAGGTAGTTTTAAGTGCCTGATCATCTTGGGTTGACGCTATTGACCCCATGAATACAGCACTTGGTTTGATTGTTAAATTGATTTCTTGTGAAAGATCAAAATCTTGTCTTGTGATACCAATAAAACAAATATCAGGTTCACCCCAAAGGGGTTCAACATTGACTTGCTTAACTAAAGTAATAATTTGTGGTAATTCATTTAAATTGTTTGAAGATTTAAATTGTGATCCATTAAATTGGCTTTCAACTGCAAAACCACTATCTATCAAGTCTTGGGGTGTCAAAGAAAAACAACCGATATTGGACAAGTCAAGATTTAAAACCAATGTTTGTTGCCCTGTTGGTACTCCAAAAATCATGAAGTCACCACTTTCGTTTGTAGTTACAGTATATTTATAATACTTATCGTAAACTTCTATTATAGATTTTTCTAAAATTACCTCATCCCTATCGAAAAAACTACCTGTAGGTACGTGGCCAGGATACTCTGGTGATTTAGGTAGTAGATTGTATTTATACCCGTCTTCATTTCTACTATTTAATGTTTTATAGGGATATAATTCACTAATTATAGGATTTAATTCATCTTCATTAGTTAACGGTATGAAGACAGATAATTTAGCATTTGCTAAACCGAAACCACCATTCACAGAAACCCTTCCAGCAATTACCCCGTAGTCTGAACATCTTCTTTCATAAACTTCGGCTTGTGTTAACTTTAACGATAAAATTTCTATAAAATCAAAATCTTGTTCGAACTTCAAATTTACAGCTTTATCAACACCTATATTGGTTCTAATTCTATATGAATGTGGCATTAATTTCTTTTCTTGATAAATAGTTTATTTCCTATTTTAGAAAAATAATCGTTTTATGAGAAAAGGAAATTATCAAGAGAATGTAACTGTAGATAAATTGACCACACTTACTCTAATATCTTTATTTGGGAATCTTACTTGGTAGATTTGAGTTGGTTCTGCAAAGATAGTATCTGAAATAAGTTCAATCTGTTTTGTCGCTTGATTTGAATATGGTTGTGAAGTTTGTGATGATGAATATTGTCCTCCAACTTTATTAAAAACTTGAATATCAGATATAGACAACACCCCGTTTTCTGTTTGAATTTGTCTTCTTAGTTCAGATACATTAACGTTTTGACCTAGTTGTCTTGATGTCGGTGACATATATGTTGATACTATGTCAACTATTTTTGCAATAATTGATCCTTGACTTTGTGATGAATCTAAAACCACAGATATGTCAAACCCTAAATCAATAACATTAGCACTTTCTACAGAAACATAATCATTTATCATTCTATAATTTGACAGGTAATTAGCGATGTTAGTTTTAAGTGCGTTAGGTACAATAGATGTTAACGTTCCGTTAGAATCGTAAGATAGAAGTTTGATTTTTATTTTATTATTTTCTTCAACTATCGATACTTTAGATGGTGCTCCAAATTGGGAAGGCATGTTTCTTAATATTGAATCATAGTCATTAACTGTAACCGCTCTGTTTTGAGCTGAAAAGTTGAATGAAACAAAGTTTCTGATTTCTTCCAATGTTGGTGCTCCCGCCCCACCAACCGCGGCTATTGGGTTTGTACAACTTAGGGAATTAACCACACTTGTATTTATGTTTTCAGATGGACCGTTTACAAAAAAGTTGCTTCTCTGAACTTGTGTTATAACACCAATTCCAACATTACTTGCAACACCACCCCCAACTCGATATTGTATAAACAAGGTTGAATTGGATTTTAAAGTGTTTCCTAACCCTAAATTATTAACATACTTATTTATGTTTATTGATTGTCCGTTCCTTGCAAATTCACGCAATTGATCTTCTGCGGAATTATTACCACCACCAAATGTAAGTTTTAAAAACCCTTGGGGTGTATATTCTGTTATAAACTTGTCACTTGTACTTATATATCTACCAATTTTTATTCCTGGCGCGTCAGAAGGTTTTGTTGGGTCTTCAACAAAAACTCTGTCGTCAACAAGAGCTCTTACTTCATACCATCTACCATTTGGTGATAAAAACTCTTGATCCGAAGGAACGTTACTATATTGTGAACCATCTTTAACAATAACACTTGTAACACCTAAAACATTTCTTTCGGGTAAGAAAAGTTCAAAAAATGGTCTTACATCATTAGGGGTAATTACTCTTTTGAAAACTTTGGTTAAACCATTTAAAACAACTTCACGTTTAGTTACTGTATAATTAATTATCGTACCATTTGCATCAACGTTAGGTCTAACAATTCGGGAATTAGGTTGTCCTTCGCCATTATATTGCGAAGAAAAATCAATATCATATACCGTTTCGAAAGACTGTCCAGCACCGTTGACTTGTGTTCCACGTCTTAAAATACCACAATATCTTATATCTTCTTTGTCACCAAAGGCAGGAACAGTGATTGAAAAATCAACCAAAGATATCGAAGGTCTTTGTCCCGGTATTTTTAATCCGTAGGTTCTAGCGATATTAAAAAGTGATGTTTTTTGTTGAGCGTACTGTAAAACTGTTTCTTGGATACTCCTATCAATTTGGAAATTAAGGTTATCCGCGACTGCAGCATTCAAGTCCATCAAAACTGAAAAAACAGATGCATCATTGAAGTTTTGAATTAACTCAGGATAGTAAGTTTTGACGTAGTTGACTAATTCAGTCCTTACTCCTTGGAAGTCCCTTACCGTGTATGAAATTTTCTTTTCTGCCATATATATTAAATATTCAAAATAATGAAATCAGAACTATTAAACGAATCTGAAGTTATTTTGTAATCAATTTTAACTCTTGCCGTATGTTCTTTTTGTGATATGTTAGGTACTGTAAATTCTCTTTGATCATCACCATTTATAAACGTACCTTTATTTTCTTCATCCATGGATGCGTCTGTAATTGTTATGTTTGTAATAAGTACCCCCGGCATAAATTCTTCAACAGAGTCTCTAATTTCAGCTTCTATTTCAGCAAAAGTTGGTCCATCAAGTGGTTCGAAAATATATTCATACAACCTTGTTCCGAAATCAGGTAAATAATACCTACTCCCTTTTCTGGTCAATAATAAATGAATAAGATCCGTTCTAACTTCTTCGGACGCATAGTCAGTCAAGTCTAAATACTTCCCATCAAAAGAATCTCTAAAGGGGAAGGTTATACCATAAGTTATACCGTTTGCCATATTCAATAAATATACTATTTGGGTTTTTTATATAAATAAAAAAATCACTGATTTCTCAGTGATTTTCTTGTAAGGTCTTTGTACCTTTTTTATTTCTTGGGTCATAAGGACAATGTAAACAACCTGAACCACAACAACTACCTCTTCTTTTATGATAAGATTCTGTCATTACCATCCTACCTTGATTATCATAATAAAAATCTGTAGGAAGAAGTTTAGGTGTTATAAATTCTTTCACAAACAGTTCTTGTACCCAATCTTTAGATGCCCCAACATTCATAACTTATACTATTTCACAAGCTCCACCGGCACATGCCGCTTCACCACTTAAATTAGTATTATCTTGTAACTCGATAACTTTAGTTAAATCAACATCTGATAAAGTTTTGATTAATCGTTCAAAGTCTTCTTGTGTACAATCTTCAAATGGTGCTTGAGTATATGTTCCACCGTTGTAAGGAAGAACTGAAAGTCCATTGTAGAATTTTCTGTTACTCCACATCCAATCACCAACTAATTCCCATTCATCTTCTTTAATTGAAACTGTTGCAGATACATTATGTGAATTTTGACCACCT